CAGCTACACCAGTTGACCTATTTACAGGAGCAATAGGCGAGTTAGTTTCAAAGTATTTCCTACCCTCGGGGGTTTGAGCAAACGCTCTGTTCTCTGCCCACGCTTTAGCAGCATCTGGGCGGAACTTAAACCCACTGTCTCCGAACTGTTGAGCAACTAAGTCAACGACGTCGTTAAACTGGCTGCCTTTACGGAATTCAGCATCAATGAATTCACGAGCACCGGGAACTTCTTCTAAGGCTTTGGTAGGCAGAACGCTGTCCTGATTTCCAATGATAGCCTCAGACTTATTTACTTCTCCTGCAACCGCAGTCGTAGGATAGTAGGTCTGCTGTACGTACGAGTACAGTTCTTCTTCGGAAGTTCCCTCAGGAGCATTGACGTCGTAGCTCTTACCGTCTGGGGCAGTAACTACATAGCCTTTGAATGTGCTCAAATTAAATTCCTTTATTGCCTAGGTTTGCTGGTCCATCCTTTGAATGTTCCAGGAGGGGTAACCTGTCTACGAGTAGATGTAGTACCTCTTCCGCTTCCGCGACCGGTCCCTTGGGTATACTTTTTGTAGAAGTCTTTTTGCGCCTGCGTACGGCGAGCCTCAGGAATGTTGCCAACTTCTTTGAAGTATTCCAAATCAGTTTGAGACCGAGGCTGACGAGCGGCAGGAGGATTGTCACGAGCCATACGGCCAGCTTCTGCCCTACCAAACTTCTCTCTATCCCAAGCCTGGTCTTCGTTCTTATCAACAGACCGAACCTGATTAGTAGCAGGCATTCCACCAAATTGGTACGTACGCATTAAGCGGGGATCGTACTCTTCTGGAATAACAAACTCTTCACCAAGGCCGCCACGTTGCTTGAGAGTCTTTAGTATCTCTTTTGCACGAGGCCAGGTTTCAGCATCAGCAGAACCAGCGTACTGGCTAAACAGTGTAGCGTATTGTTTGTACCGTTGGTCACCGTCTTCTAAAGCCTTACGAGCAATCTCTTCTTGCTTAGCTGCTAGAGTGCCTCGGTTTATTTCTCGATTTTGTGAATCGTTCCAAACCTTAGTAGATTGATCTCCAAAACCTTGGTAAGCCATGCGTTCGGCAGCGGCTTGAGGGTTCTGTGTGTAACCAGTCATTGCATCAGCAAGACGTTCCCGTTCACGTAGAGGAGCGTACTGAGCATCGGCTCCGCCTTGTACAAGGAAGGCATCACTAAGAGCACCTAAGATGTTACGAAGAGTTCCTTTGGTTCCAAAATATCCTCGCTTACGTTCCGGAGCATTCTCTCCTGCGGCCTGGGCTTCAAGGAGTAGAGCAGCATTGCCTAGCTGTAATGGCTCCTCAGTAGCAGTAGGATCGCCACGAGACATACGAGGGGCAGCAGCAGCTACCTCAATCGTACGAGGGTCGACATTGCCTTCTCCCATAACAGGCTCTTGTTCTCCCTGAGAACCTCTAAGGCTCAGAACATTAGGAGGGTTGCCTTGAGAGCCTCCGCCAAAGCGAGGCCCTCCATTAGTACCAATAGGGTCTTCCTCTTGAAACCCGAACAACTGGGCTAGAGGATTAGTCGAAGACTGTTGACCGCCCTGTAGGCTTTTAAGTAAACTTAGAATGTCCATATTAGGCAGCCTCTCTAACCTTTCCGTAGTCCACAGTCATGAAGCCGTCCATCGTTGGACCAAGAGCTTCTGGCATAATGTCTTTAACTTCGTCAGCCATAACACCTACGTACGTAGTCTTACCGTTCAGGTATTTGTACGTGTAGACGTTGAGGCCATTATCCAGTTGACCAACCTTTTTGATGTCCGTCTTAAGGCGTCTATCGGAGGCTGCAATAAAAGACCCGACGGCCTTAGCAATTCCCGGCATCTCCCAAGACGAACCAGAACCAGTAGATTGCGACTTCGAGGTATTACCTGCGCCTGTGATCTGATTACCAGCATTGAAGCCAACACCAGTCAAGCCAAGCAGCTTCTCTACGTACGAGTTAATGGAACTACGTTGTAGTCCGTCGTTAAACGATGTCAAGCTTTTCAGAGCAGCACCGCTGTTGCGCATCCCTTTAGACCCAAGCAGGGTCATGATACCGGATTCACCTCGGTCCTTCTCAAAGTCATACCCAGTGCCAGCACGGTACTTATCGAACTCAGTCGTATCGCCACCAAGCAATCTCTTAAGGGAGTCAGCACCAGAAGTAGCATAGCTCAACAGGGGATTGAACGCCTGTGATACTGGCTGGTATGCTAGGTTCTGAGACGACGAAGTAGACTGTTGCTTCTCCTTCGAGCCTTTTCCTCCGAAGACAGTCGAAAAGATTTTACCCACTATGTTGTTCCTTTGTCAGGGTGTAAAGCTGGCAGGTCCCTTCTGGGGTTTCTACCAAAGGCCCGGCTTTAAAACCTAGTTGCCTGTTCATCCATTTAGCTGCCTTATACTCGCAGGGAGTGAAGCCAATTACTAAGCAAGCCCCGTGCTCATTGAATAGTTCATTAAGAAACTGTTTGCCAACTTCTATTGCAGCACGGCCACGGGACTTAAAGAAATAATGCCCCGTGTACGTACCGAATGTAGTAAACTCAAACACCGCATAATCCTTACCATTGGTCAAGACTATGTTGTCATGATCGAGTATAAACGATAGAGGTTCAAACCCTGTTATAGGAAGATGTTCCAGTATATCTCGGATATACGAAGTGTTGTAAGTTCTCATTGTGTTGTCTTATACCCGTGGTTAAAAAAGTCGTGGCGGGTCATAGAGAATACGAACCGGACAAGTAGAACGATTTACCACTTACATTCGCGTTTGTAAGTGAGGCGTTCGTTTGTGGGTTTACGATGCTGATAGTGGTTGCGCCCGCCGCTCCTTGCAGAATACCTGCTACCGAGCCAAGATTACTGACATCGACATGACCACCTGCGCGGCCTTCGGAGTTTCCAGATAGGCCGCCCACACTAAACGGAAGCCCGCCGATTACCGCATTAGAGCCGTTAGCTGTGGCTGGATATGTAACGAATGCTTGCCAGAAAACGTGACGCCCTATTTTAGTATAGCGCCCCGAAGCTGCAGCAAATGAAAGTGTTGCCCCGCTGCTATCGATGGGCGTCCATGTTCCCTCGGCTACACCCCAAGTTGCGGTTCCCCAATATTCAGGGAGTTTGCCGGTCAGGTTTTCATTGCTGAATACCGTGACCCCCGCAGTAGGTGTATTTATGATAACCGCGCCCGATGCGTCAGTGCCGCGCAAGAAGTTGCCGGATATAACGCCTGTTTCAGCGTTAGCTTGTAATTCTACCAGCTTGCCGCCGAATGTGTTTGTTGGATGGGTTACAACATTGCCACTTACATTGAAGCCGCGAACCTTGCCCGAACCACCACCTAGATAAATTCGGGTAGCCGCGCCTGCATCGCTGGCCAGAAATATGGAGCCGGTGATAGAAAGACCACCGATATATTCATTTGCGCCAGTTGGAGCGAACACGAAATCAGTGCTGTCGTTTGCCTCGGTCCTGCATCCTGAGATAGAAAGACCGGCAACCGTGCCATTGATGACGGCTGCATGGGTATCGCATTGCTCAAAGTTAATACTCGTGAGGCTGATGCCGTCGATGATTGCGCCAGCGACAACAGCCATGCCAACGTCACCGCTAAAGGTCGAGCCGTTAAAGGCAAAGTGTCCGCCGCCATTGAATGCGGCTGGCCACCTTATAGTATTGCGACCGATCTGAACAGGCGAAATGTTATCGTAATTGTGGCTAAAGCACCGCGTTCCGTCGAACGTTATGCCGTCATAGACGTTGAACAGATTGACATCGGAACAATCGACATAAGCAACATTCTTCATGCGGATGCCGTTCGGAACGCCGTCAAGACTGCGGATGGTCAGGCCAGAAATAGAGATGTGATCGACGCTATCAACAGCGGCGCAGTCGAAGTCGAAGATATATTCACCCGCCGACATGCCTACACCCATGATAACGACAGCCTCTTTGCCAGCGCCGCGAATTGAGATAGGTTCAGATATTACAAGCGGGGAAGTGACCTTGTAGTAATTCCCGCTGCTACGGGCGGGAAAGTGCAACTCCGAAAAGGAATTGGCGATAGCTGCGTTAATGGCCGCTTGGATGAACGCGGTATCATCTGTGATGCCGTCACCCGTTGCGTCAAAGTCCTTAACGCTGATAGTTTCGCGTAAACGGCTTTCTACAGAGCGTTCTGTTGCTCCAACCCCTGCTTGGTTGAATATGACACTATCAGCATTAAAACCTGTAGTAAAAGGATCAACATCATGAATAGAACCATCCCCGTACGTAATTTTACGACGATAGACAATACTCGGGTCGAGAAATATTTCAGGAAATAGTTGACCAGACGACAGAGTTACTGGGTTAGCCGCAGGAATTGTTAGTCCTGGGTCAGAATAAATATTAGCAAGAGTCGTAGTACCTGTAAGGTAAAACGCAATAATTGCAGAAGTAGGCCGAGCCAGTGCGTCAAGAGTACGCGGTTGGTCAAGAAGAGTAAGAATGCCTGTCATTAATATTTATCCTTTAAGGTTCTACATAGCCAGGAGGACGAACACCGTTGCCTCCTTGTGTACCAGCTGCGGGAATTGTTACAGCCCCTACTGAGTGTGTGTTTCCGCCTTGTACAGGAGGAGCTGCAGGATCGACGGTGTACAAATAAGTTACTGACCCACCAGCTCTTGCAGGGTCGTTGTAGTAAACTCGTACGACGGAAGCTGCGGCAGCCCCTGTAGCAAGTATCGCCCCTGCGACGGCAACTGGAGGATTCAATACAGAGTCACCATATATCCTGTCGTGAGCAGCAATTGTGACGTTACCTAAGTTATCTGCCGAGATAAGAGGCGCTACAAAGTTATCAGGAAAAGAAGTCACGATGCTTTGTTCAGATGTCACACTGGCAGCAGCAGCGTTTGCAGCAGCAGCAGCAGCATCGGCAGCAGTAATAGCTGTGTCTAAGTCTGCCAAAGCATCTTCAATAAGAGGGATAGCAAGGATAGCGTTAAGAGTCTTTTCGATCTCTGTCATAGCACTATCCCAGTATCGCTCTACAAGCTTAGGCTGGTCTTGCCAGTTAGTCGGAAGTCTTGCAAGTTTAATCGCCATAGTTATACATCATTCATTGTTGCGTAATCAAGACGGAAACTAACAGGTGCAGAGAAACGAACTTCAAATTCACGGCCTGGTCTGTTCATGTTGCCAAGAGACCGGAAGGTGATGTCTTTGTCGTACTGTCCCTTTAGACCGAAAGACTGCTGCCGGTATGTAGACCAAGTAAAACCTCCGTCATCAGACCACCGTAATTCTACAGGGTATTGAGTAGTATAAGACGGAGACCAACCAGAGTTAACACGAAGATTGACGTTGTAACAAGGCTCTTGATTGCCCTCTAAGTTTACAAATCCAGAGACTTCTCTTAGAATACTAATACCGTCGTCTGAGTCGCCATCTCCAAGAACCCAGATGATGCCTGTGAGAGAATCTCCCGCGTAAACTTTATCTTGATATTGAATACCAAGATGAGCCCGCCAATTCGCCATCTCGTACGAGTCCCAAACAGCCCAAGTCTTTTTAGTAAGGTCGAAGGCTAGTGTTACTTCGTCTGTAGTGATAATGTAGAAATCGTTCTTTGCTGCTCTAAAAGACCAAGCACGGAAGTTAGTAGCCGTACGTAGTTTCTCTTCAACAGCGATGTTACTTATCTTGGTAGGAGTGCCTTGCCCAAGGACAACTTCTCTTTTGTCCGTTACCCAAATCAAACAAGGGTAGCTTTGGAAGTAAGTCGTTACTACACTGAGATCGTCAACACATCCATTAAGGAATGAACGACCATTGATACGTGTGTACGGAGCATCTTGGTCACCTGTTGGCTGCCAAACTTCTACACTGTCTGTACCGATAAACCAAATCTCATCAGAGATAATACCGATAGAAATAATAGGGTCAGGAAATCGTTCAGCCGACGCAAAGTTCAGCGGGTCAGGCGTTGCCTCTCCTGGGTTCAACCAGTAGAAGCGGTAACTGTCTTTGACAGAGATAATAAACACACTGTCAATACAATTTATGGCGCCTGGTAATTGTCCATCTGGCAACAGTATTTCTGTTATCGTAACGCCGTCCGTACTGAACAGACGATTGTCTCTCAGGATTAAGACTTGGTCGATACTACCCGAGAAGGTTGCAATGCCAGTGCCAGGAAGAGGGCCGATAGCAATTGCCACACCTTCTTCTGACATAGCAAATAAAGTAGAGCCAGTAATAACCAGCCATTTGTTTTCAAGTGACCCAGCCTGTCTCCAAATACCCTGAACAGGGTCAGGACTTACAGTAGAGAACAGGCTTAGTGTGGGCCGAGTTACGCGAGAGATTTTATCTGGTGAGTAAGGGTTGTCAATAAGATACATATTCCTCAGACGAATACGAGAAATATTCTCAGAGGGCATTTCCCAATCGTTTACGCCTAAAGGAATTTGCATTTTATGTTACCACACTATTCCACTGTTAAAGAAGTCATCAGACCTAGTCGTGTCGTCTACGTAGTACCGAGTGCCAGGACTCTTGCTCATACGCAGGAGACCGGACTCAGAGTTGGTCTGGATTGCATTAGCGTACCGAGCACGGAACTGAGTGCGACTGCGGTCAAGGACAGATGCAGACTGCTCATCAATCGTACGTCCATAGGCAGGGTTGATACGAATAGCAAGCATCGTGATGAACATGTCATCGAACTCTTCGGGGAACGGAAACGTATCCGCAATCCCTAGATTTGTTGTACGCAGCCAAGCAGCTTTGTCTTGACGGTAGAACCATTCGTAGTTGATTGAGTTGGTATTCAGCACCAGAGTTGGGGTTGTTTCAACCAGGCGTCCGTTACCAGCAAGGGTAAGGTTGTACGTAGAGAGATTACCTGCTACATCGATAACACCCATACGACTTCCGTCAGAGGGGTGAGGATCGAGATAGATTGTAATTGCATTCTCTAGGTTCAGCATCAACCGTTTGTTAGTTGGTACGTACCAGTCAGCAGCTATGTACTCTTCATCAAAAGGATATCCCTGTGGGCGGGAGATGTTTTTCTTACCCACAGGAAATTCTTCTAGTTGTTCCCCAGCCTCGTTACCGAATACTGAACGAACAATGCGATTGAGATACCTCAGTGCTTCGTCTTGCGACTCAAGTGTAGGAGAATCCCCTACTGCAATAAGGTTGCTTTGTCGAAAAGCATCGGTAATGATTTGCTGGACTAAAGTCATTAGACATCCGTTTCAATATAAAGTTGGCCGAGAGCAATACCGATAACACTTGACGTACCACCAACAGACATCCACCCTTGAGGGGCAAGGAAAGTTGTGGTAGTTGGCAGGTCAGTCGTTATAGAACCAGAGGCTACTGCAAGAGTACCAAGGTCAGTTACCCGATACTGTACTTGAGACGTGTCAGCAGGAGAAGCAAACATTACCAGCTCGTATGCTTTCGTACGGTCGGCAGACGGAACGGGGAAGCTAGCTCCAAGGTCAATCTTTGTAGCAGTACCAGAAGCATCGTTGTGCATCATTTGAATATTTGTATCTGCCGCGTCCCAGCCCATCCCGATAAGATTTACAAGACTAGACGGCTCTACGTCGGTAGGAGCAGCGGTAAGGTTACGAAGGCCGTTAAAGCCGCGGTTAGTTGCAGTAGTAACACCGGTTGCAGGGCCCCACTGGCATACGTAGTGAAAACCTTGGTAGCCTGAAAGACCCCCACGGTTCCACAAAGCACCAGTGTATCGGTATCCTGCGACGGCTGTAGTAGCCGCGACTGTAACCAAATATTCCAACCGGCGCATAACCGTGTGGACGTTTGTGTTAGCAACGTTAGCAGCAGTAGCCGTACCAATGGCCGTAAGAGCAGCAGCCCCTGTCGCAGTAATCGTAGTTGAGTTACCAGCAGCCTGCCAAGAAGCGACACGGTTAAGACCCATGTGAGGTTGCAGCGTCGAGTCAAGACCTGTCGGACCTTTGAAAGCTGGCATCAGACGACCGCCGACGTTTTTCAAAAAGTGTCTAATACGTCCTGCGGCAGGACTACTAGGGGGAGAGGCTCCTGCAATTACTTCCCAGTAGTCATTCAAGACTAGGTTTTCAGAAGCATCGATAGTTACGTTAGCCGCACCATCAAAGGCACCAGCATTGTTGTATTGAACCTCTGTAGTAGAACCGCCGGGACTACCGCCTCCACCACCAGCAGGAGTTGCCCAAGTGCCATCACCACGCCAGAAGGTCGTAGCGCTAGCCCCAGTTCCACTGTTCAAACGAGCAACAGCAAGGTTACCAGTAAGGTCAGCGGCAGAGCCAGATGTGGCTACAGTAGCAAGACCAGACACATCAGATGCTGTGATAGCAAGAAGCGTCTTAGCTGATGCAGCAGTTAGTTCTTCAACCGAACCAGAACCCGCAGTAGTACGTCCGAGGATACGAGACGTAGCAATGTTCTGAACCTTAGCAAAGGTTACAACAGTGTTATCAATTGTCCATACAGTACCGGCACCAGAGACTGTGATGTCTCCGTAGTCGCCGTCTGCTGGTCCGCCTCCTCCACCACCAGATGCGTTAAGAGTCGTGCCTGACATGCTGAGGTTCGTACCAAGAGTAATCTCCTGGAAGTCCCCCGCACCAGCACCAGCTCCACGTCCAAGCAGGATAGAAGCAGCAGTTGAGTTCTGCATTTTGGCAAAGGTTACAGCGTCGTTAGCAATTGTACCCGCTGCTGTTACGTTACCCGTACCGTTAAAGGAAGGACTGGTGTACGTCAGATCGCCTGTGATGGCAATGGTACGACCAGTGGCTAACTGAGTTGCAGATGCGGCAGTTGCCGACACGCCTAGCTTCTCAGTATCTAATTCATCAATCGCTGCCTGTACGTCTGTTGCGGCAATGTTGCCTGCGGGAACGTTAACAATTTCTACAGCGTTGCGACCATACAAACCGAGGTAGTTCCAGTTGGCACCGTCTGACCGATAGAGACCAGCCAGTTTACGGAAACCAATAATACCTGTAGTTGTCTGTACGATATAAATAGCGCCAGTGTTAGCTGCCGCGGAGGGCAGACTGGCAAAGTCAGTTACTTGAGGGTAAGGGTTAGCAGCAATAGTGTAAACTTCTGTGAAGTTATCGTTAATCTTGCCGCGGATAACTAGGCCGGACTCACCGTTATTAAGTATTTGTTGTGCCATTAATCAATCCAGTTATCTGTGTCAATCCAACTACCGCCATCGTCCCAAAAGCCTGTGACAAGTATCCAGTACCCACCACCGCCGCCACCCGAGGAGAAATAAGCGAAGAAATGGGTACTGGGCATATCTAATTAAACTCCAAGAGTTCCTGATGCACCGCCTGCTGCGGTAAACGTACCACCGTTAGAACCCAAGAAGAATGGGAGAGGGTAGTAAATTCCTGCTGATACAGGGTGAGCATTGATAATAGTTACGTTGGCACCTGACAGCTCATTCACTTTGGTAACTGTAATAGTGCCTGCAGTAGTACACAGGAAACCACCGAGAGAGTCACCGTCAATTTCAAATGTGCCATTAACGCCGATCAATATCGGCTGGTATCTTTCCTGATACTTCATCCATAATTCCTTATGAGAATTGGGGCGTACCGTTTCCGGCAGAGGCCCCAACCATATTAGGGGTATTAGTTACCGCCGCCCACTTTAGGGGTTTCAGTACCAGTCTTACCCTTGTCTAGACCCTTTTTACCAGAGTCCAGGCCTTTCTTACCAGAGTCCAAACCCTTTTTACCAGAGTCTAGACCCTTTTTACCACTATCCATATAGTCAGTCCTTTATGTTAAGATTAGCCATTGATACGAACGATACGACGACGGTCAACGATATTAGCGTTAACAGCGACGTCAAATCGGACGCGGTGCTCACCGGTGGCGAAGACCGAGTCTTTCCACATGCGAACAGAGAGAGGTACCTTGGTCAGCGACTTGCGCATTGCAGTACCGGTCGAGGGCATGACGAGGTCAGCGGTGTTACAGATAACAGCCGATTTGTTCATCAAGAGACGTGGCTTGACAGCGGTCGAAGCAGCGTACTTCCAGGTGATGACAGCGTTATCAGCAGGCACAGCGGTGACGGTAGCATTAGCCGAGTTAACAGCGTTGTTACCAGTCGTACCAGCAGCCGGAACGATGATCGCAGGGAAGATACGGATACCACCAACAACAGAACCGGCACCGTCAGCGGTGTAATCACCAATAACGCGGAACTCTTGCAGACGGCCCAACGAAGCCTTCAAGCGGTTGTCGTATGCGAACACGCCAGCGATGGTGAAGGTTTCACCGTCTTTGATCGTGCCTGCAGCACCGAAGCCATCAGCAGCCAGAATCTGAGTCATGTACTGACCAGGGGCCGGAGAGATAGCAACAGATGCGTAGTTCGAGCCTTGAGCACCGCCATTAACTGCGCCATTGGTACGAGTACCAGAGGTCAGCGTCGGGAGCTGCTGGGTGAACAGTGTGTCAAAACCAGCGACCTGACCGCTAAAGCCCTGACGGTACGTACCAGCACCAAGGTCAGCAAGCGAAGCGTTGTTGGTTACGATAGACGAACCAAGAGCCTGCTTGTCACCATAGGTAAGGACGGCCTTCAAGTCAGCGTCTTCACAGCCTTCTTCCTTCAAGCGGGTGTAACCAGCAGCAACGTCATCGAACGAGTCGACTGCGTTACCAGCAGTACCTACCCAGTTGTTGGAGGCGAGGGTTGCGTAGCCGAGGATGTAAGCATCAATGGTTTCAGCAAGGTTGAGAGCAGCATTCTTCAACGCTTCCGAATCACGGGCTTCGCCAATGTCACGGATTTTATTGAAGTCGCCAACGCCCATGCTGGAACCCCAGACTTCGGTCAGCTTGTACTGTTCCGAACCGTAGACCATGTCTTGGACACCGGAGCTAAGGTCTTGTACAGCAGAGCTAGAACGAGTCGTAATGAAGCGAGGACCAACCTGCTCGACAACAGTCAAAGCATTTCGGTCATTCATTTCACCATCGAACTTTTTCCAGGTTACGAGGTCTTTTGAAATCAGGTTATTCTGAAAGATTGCGGCAAACGAGTTGAGGACCAGTTTTGCTTGGTCAACAGTTACAGCCATTTATATATTCCTTTATGAGTTAAGTATGCCCTCCCTCATCGCTTCTTGTTGAACAGCGCACGAGAGAACTCATCGAGATCATCCGTGTTCGGGTCAACTGCTGCCTTAGCCGCTGCAGAACCTTTGTTCACATGTGCAGGCGGAGTGGGTGCTTTTGAAACTTTGGGGCGAGCCATTTGTTTAGCTTGATCTGCCTCAGCGAACTTGCTTTCCAGACGGCCCAGTGCGATGGTAGCCTTAGTGGCACCGGCCTGAACAATCTTGGTTGCTTCGTCCAAATTATTGGCAAGGTAATACAAAACATCTGGACCGTAATCCATACTCATAATAGTCGTAGTCAAATAGTCGGCATAAGAACCATCGATACTATCAAAGGTTGCGCCAAGATTTTGGCCCTTCTCAATGAAGTCAGGATAACGCTCCTTGGCGGGTTCGAGTTTCTCATTCCAAGAAGCCTGTAGAACGGCGACTTCCTGTTCCCTCTCGAGACGGGCTTGATCTTCCTTTTCTTGTGCTATCAATGCTTCACGTTCCACCTTGAGGGTGTGGCGTACAACATCAGCAGCAAACTTGGGGTCGAACTCACCAAGAGGATACTTGTCAGTACCATCTTCGTTCTTATCGTCTGGCGAAGGGCCTTCTGTTACTACTTCTACCTGAGCTTTGGGCTCTGGTTCAGCTGTCTTTTCTAACTTAGCAAGGCGTTCCTTTAAGGCAGCAGCTTCACGCTCTGCTTCTCGGGCTTTACTTGTAAGTTCGTCGATGCGTTCCTGAAAACGATTCTTCTTAGGCTTAGCTTCGACCTCAGGGGTCTCCGTGTCTTCCTCTCCTGTATCGTCCTCGTCTGCGGGGGCATCTACTTCTTCCCCGACTTGAGTATTATCTTCGTCTTCTTGTGCGTCGTCTTGTGCAGCAGGCTCGTCTTCTGATTCTTCCAAACTGGCCGGTTCGGGTTGTGATTTACTCTGGCCAAAGAGCTCATCAGCAAAATCATCAAGCGATACATCTTCTACAGATACGTCGTTGTTGTTGTCTTCCATACTCATATAGGTTTTTATGCGGTCCTTTAACCGTTTGCCTTCTTAGGTTGCGACCTTGATCCTGCGCTAGAAGTGCTTGTGGCGCGAGGGGTCGATTTTGCCTCCAGGGATTTCTCAGCCAGATCGTGCTGGCGTGCGTTATCTTCCTGTTGGTCTTGTCTCTTTTGTTCAAATTCCTCCGTACGTAAATCCATTTCATCAACAGACTTAGCGCCGTCCAGAATCATCTTAATTGCGTTCTGTTCCATCTGATTGGCGTCAACCTCATGGTCAGACAGAGCACGAATACGTTGTGTCTCAGCGTTGTAAAGAGCGATTTCCTTGTCAGCCTTGACAGACTGGTTCTCAATCTTGAGAGATTCATTCTCAATTGCCAAGCGTTGCAACTCTTGCTGCATCTGCTGCATTTGCTGAGGATCGATCTGAGGTTGGTTGAGTCTTTCTTCCAAACGCTCAGCAATCTTCTCAGCTCCTGGCCAATCCTGTGCACGGGCGACAAGGTCACCAGCAACAGTCATAAGCTCTGGCCATACCTGGATAGCATCCATCATGGCTTGTGCTGCTTCTACGCGTCGAGTTGTATACGATGTGCCAGTTGACAGGGCAACATCAAACATGCCGACAGACAGGTCAATGGAGTTGGGGTCCATAGGATCGTTGATCCGTTGGAACTTCATCTTCTCGTCTTCACCGATTATACGTACAACACGAGTGCCGTCGTAAATCTGCGGTATTAGTTGGTTCATGACGTCGCCAGCTTCCAGAACGGCAGCGTTGGCGTTATCATAGAATGTAAGTGAGGCGATGTCACCTTCGCGTTGCCGTGCCTGAATAGCTCGGCCAGAGGTTTCATTCGACCTGATACCTAGTGAGGCATCATGAATGCCGGTAACATCCTTCATGTCCTGTGCGTTGATAGCAGCTTCGTTCAGAAGGCTGGCTTCGACAGGAGGAGGAGGAATCAGTGTAGGAGGAGCCTCAGCCCCATCATTGTAGATGAGGAGAGGGTCACGAGACAGGTGTGCCTTGCGGAACGTGTCTTCACGACCTTCAACAGCAGACTCTGGTGCAATCCACTTAGCCTTCGGAGCATAGCCCAGCTGCTCAGCGGCGATTGAACGCCAGAAGTTCTTGAGACGGACGGCATCCTTCATGAATCGGACAAGGCCGTACCGAATCCTACGACCTGCAACGTTGGTCACGCGACCAGACATGCGGATAATAGGCAGACGATTCAGCCGATACTCATAAGGACCGGAGAGAACTGCAAACCCAGTGCAGAGGTGCATCTGGGCGTACGTGCACCACGACACGCGGGTACGAATAGGGGGACCATTCTCCGCTTGTAGTGTTTCTATGTTGTCGTCGGTTAGTTCAAAAATCTTACCGTTCTCAAACATGGTAAGAAGTTTCTTGCGTTCAACCAAACGCCAGTATTCAGTTACTCGGTAGGCGTCGTCATCAATCCAGCCGTCATCGGTTAGAATGTTGAGGTCGGAATCGCTGGACAATGTGTCAGCAACAACCCCAGGCCATTTCCGTTCAAACTCATTCTTAGGTACGCGGTCATCTACGTAAACCCGCCGGGCATCGCGGCCCGTAGGGTCAACTGAGAACCGGTCCCAGACAGTAGAAAGGCAATCTTCGATTGGTCGTACGAAGATGTCTTGGTCAAATACGTCATCTCTGGCATATTCAACAGCAATACGGAACGAACCATCGCCGCACTGTACTAGAGACTCAAAGGAGCTGTCGTATACACGGTCTGCACGAGATTGCATCTCAATGGAGCGGATGAGGTCACCGCGGATATTG